ATGAAGTCACCAAATCAGAAAAAGACTGACCGAAGAACGTTATACACACAGATGGTCATCAAAGACGTGCTTCTGGAACTGAATAAAGAGACCGCCTATGACAAGATCAATGTCACCATGGTCTGCAGGCAGGCTGAGATTGCCCGTTCTACCTTTTACCTGCATTTTGACAGCCTGGATGAAGTACTGGACAGTGTCATCGATGACGCCCTCCTCTTTTCAGAGAGCGGCTCCGGAACGGTTGTTGATGTACTCGATATTATCCGCAGCGGCAGGTCAGATGTGCTCAGTAAGAATGAAACCGTCCTGCCCGCCTGCCAGCGGATCGCTGATTCTGATAAATATCATCACTTGTTTATGGACGTATCTGTCAGCGACCATATCATCCAGAGGATTGCCGCTCATGAGCATGATAAAGTTGTCCCGGATCTTATGGCGCATACCGGCCTCGCCGCAGATGAAGCCGAGATGCTTTTTAAGTTCATCCTTAACGGATCTTTCGCTGTAAACAGGAGCCTTAGCTTGGAGAAAAATGAACGATGGTACCGGTACCAGCAGATCCTTGGCAGATTTATTAATGCCGGGATAGAGAGATAATCACATCGCCACTTCTGTCACCATCCCGGTCTTCATGGTGAACCGCATCATCTCCGGGAAGACCTCAATCTTTTCGATGAAGTCCCGGACAAAAAACGCGGCACCCGCCTCTCTTCTCAGAAAGACGGATGCCGCAGAAATGGCTTAAACACGGGCTTTTTCGGCCCTCTTTCAATTTGTTCTTGTTAGCAGAGCCACTGTCTCCACGTGCCCCGTTCACTGATACCAACTGAATTTTGCTCTTTGTCAGTCCTGAAAAGGCTTTATTTATGCGGTTTTTCAACGTTGTTCAATGATTCAGTCTCTGGTACGCTTGCGCCTATATGTCTCAGTTGGTGGCAAAACGGTGGCAATACCACCTACAAATATTATTTCCAGATCATGCCAGAAATCCCAAGATCCTGCAGCCGCTTCAGCATCGCGTCGGCGTTTGCTTTGCTGGCGTATGCCCCCGCCTGGACCAGCCAATACCCGCTTTTCTGGTACGAATAGCTGTCGATCCCGTATGACTTCAGTTTCAGTACCAACTGATCTGCGTATTTCCTGTCAGTGTACGTTGCCGCCTGGACATGATATACCTTCTGCTGCGCTTCTGCAGCATACCTTGGCCTCGCGTATCCACGAATATAGCCCCACCCGACAGGGATCACCCGCCGTCCGACAGCATCCTTGTAATTCCCCTCGATCGTTGTGATCATATTGCCAGAAACAGATTCTACGATTCCGATGTGATCAGCGTATCCGTCATTTGGCTGAGTCTTCTGATCCCAATTATAGACAATGATATCCCCCATTTTCGGAGTGATCGTCCCATCCTCAATCCAGATCCCCGATTTCTTGAAGATCTTGATGTGCTCTTCTACACCGCATTCAGTCCCGCCGATCAGCGTAACGGCACCAGCTTTGATAAACGCCGCGGACAGGCAGGTATCACACCAGGAGTCCGAGTATTTTACTGCATATCCTCGCGCCAGCGGCTTGTGCGAATTATATAGGTCAACAATCTTTTTATGCTTCCCATTCGCTTCAGAGTATCCGATCCACGATCTGTAAATATCAAGGATCTTGCCGGCAGTTACAGTAGACACTGGATCATCTCCCTTCGATGATGCAAACTGGTTAAAATACTGATACCCGTAATTCGCCCGCTCCTGCTTCATGGATTGTGCATTTGCCGGTTGTTCGAAGTGAGTCAGCACAGCATCAGAAGCTGTCTGAACGCTATTTGTGGATATCAATACAGAATAAACTGGCTTATAGCTGGTATTCAGCTCCCTTATCAGGTATTCAAGTTGGGTGTCAAGATCTCCGATTGAGACGCCCTTTGATTGAGCGAGATCGTACAGCCCAGCTTTCCGGTTAGGCGACGTCCATTGAGCTATCCCGTATCCGTACTGTTTCCCCGGGATTGGATGGAGAAATTCAGATTTTGTGATTGCACCGGAATCAACCGCCGCCGTATAGGATTGATCTGAGTACGTCCTGCCGTGCTCCCTCAGTCGCTTCAGGCATAGGATTTCGACGCGGTTCGGGATAATGCCGGACTCAGCCTTGAGGTTTCCCATTAAGCCTGCTGCCCCTTCTGCGGTAAGCCCGCTCTTTAAAAGATAGTCCCAAACTTGCTCTGTCGTACTGGTCATCTTTCCCTCCCTCTACTCAGCTTGCCTTTGTTTCGGGTGTTCCGACTGCGACGGACTTAAGTAGTGATAAGACCCCCGCTAGACCCGCCGTGCTGGCGACCACGCGCCAATCTACCCCTCCGATCGTTGCCGTGCTGCCGATCGTGGCAATAGCAGCTGCAGCTGCTGCCTGGATCGCGGTCCATACCGCCCTGATAACATAGGACTTCACTTTTTCGCTCATTTTTCAATCCTCCATATTGTGAATTAGGTACAAAAATACAGCGATGGTAACCACCGCTGCTGCCATTCGTAATATCATTTAATCCCCCTCTTCAGCAGATATGTCTGCATCAGATCCCTTTTAGCCTTCAATTCTGTCGTGTTATCGCCGTTAATCAATGCATCCATCATGGCCAGGATACACTGCTGTGTGATGATCGTTCCATCGTCAATCATTGCAAAATGACGGTCGCCGTCTTCCAGGCGCTCCGCGATTTTATCTACGCGGATCTCCAGTGCCCGGATCCTGTCATTCTGTGACTTTTCCGGTGCCTTCGCCACCTTCACTGCAGTCTTGGCCAGTGTCCAAACTGATCCGATCAGTACAATCAGCTGCAGCACATCCATTATTCTGTCAAACAAATGTCCCATGGATTTACCTCCGATCAAGCTGTTATCTCTGTCCAGCCCTGCGGATAATCGGCAGGCGACCAGGCATTGTTTTCGATGGTTGACTCATATGTTTTTCCATTAAAGGTCACACGGTCGCCCTTTTTATACGTATTTGATGCATTGGGCTGCTGCCATTCTCCGATCGGTGTCCCTGACTGCCCTGGCAAAATTTCTGAAAACAGGCTATGCGCCTGATCCGGAGTCCACGTCGCCTGCGATGTGTGATCGCTGGCGACTTTCCACAGCTTTCCCCCATACTGGACCCTCTCACCCGTCTTATACACATGGCCATCTGCTGACCATGGAGCAAAATATTCTGCATATGATGCCGCATCCGTGTCGCTCAAACTATCACGCCCTTTTCTTGCAAGATTGATGATCGACTGGAGATCTTCTGGCACATCTTCCTCAGATCCTGCCACTCCCTTCGTGATATCACTGATCGCCTGCTGCTTTTCTGTATCATGCAACGTAGCTGTCAGCAGCACCCCGTCCGCCGTTGTTACGGCAGAGATAGCTCCAACCACCTTCCCAGTTAGTGATCTATCCCCTAGCGATTTCATTCCTCCACGGATTTTATCCACAATAGCATCGCAATCCGAAAAATGCTGTACAGCGAACACCAGATCTCTATCACTCGATGTGATTGCAGCTTCGATTGTAGAATTGTCATCAAATTTTAATGTGGCCATAGTAGCCTCCTTTCATGAAAAAAGCCGCTTTCGCGGCGTCTCTTAAGTAAACGGCAGTTTAAATAACAAGGTTGATATCTCAAACGAGATATTTAAAAACAACGGGTACGTATCTGACGCTGACCAATGCAGCCGAACCGGGATATATTGGACCAGCGATAATAGCGCTCATGTAAACGGGTACGGCGTTTTGTTGGTGTTCGAATCAGCCCCAGGTGCTGGATTTTCCGCCAACAACTGGATCACGCAGATGTTTTTGTACAATTATGAGAACAACATAAAAATGCGTAAAAAGATTGGCACGGATAATTGGACGGCGTGGCAAACAATAGGATAATTATAAAAGCAACGGCAGTTTATCCAACATATCTGGCACGGCTACGCCAGTAGGGATTTTTAAAAATCAATCGATATCTTACATGCGGGGCGGTAGGATTGTTGTAGTAACTGGCTGGGTGAATACCGGAAGCGTGCAGGACCCTACCACTGGATACCCGGAGGGTAATCACTATACGATTGCATCCATCCCATATACTCCGCTCGGCGGAGCAGCACCATTAGCAGCATATTGTATGAATGGCGCCGCAGATGCACAAGTATGGGTCGAAAATGGAAACATCGTGTTTAAATCGACTCGGGATCCGTTTTCTAATGCAATTTATGTATCCGGGGCGTTTATTATGGCGTGATTACAATCCATATATCTTAATTGGAACAATAAATGCGGTTGGATAATCGCCGTTAGCTGTTCCCCATTTAATGCTAGTGGTGGATATAGTAACAATACGATAATATCCATCACATTCGATCCGATGGCTTACTTCAACATTGCCCCATATAGACACTGGGATGACAAATGAGACTAAATCCGCACCGTTGTCCTGCCGTTTGCATACGATCAGCACCATTTTGTACGGTGAAAGATCTATGGATAGGCTTCTCGCACCGTCTTGAATGGCTTCCAGCGAGTAAAGTAATGTGAATCTTTTTGATAAACTGCCGTTTAACGCAGTGATGTCAGCCTTGTTTTTGCTGATGCCGCTTTTATTGGTTGCAATATCAGCAGCATTTTTTGCGATCGCATCGTTTATCGCCTTGCCCTGGGTGGCATCGACTGCTTCTTTCCAAGTTGCATCGGAACATAAAAACCTGGTGGACGTGCCAGCTTGCGGTGCGGGGACGGTTCCCGCAGTCCCTGTTGCCGTGGTCGTAGCACCAGTCATCGGCTTTGTGCCATGCTGATCCACATACTCCTTAGCACCCTTTGCAGCAGCTGCTGCACTTTCTGCTGCAGCTTGGGCACTGGACGCACTTTGCGATGCTGCAGTTGCGGACTCTGAAGCGCTTGAGGCAGTGCCCGCAGAGCTTGATGCGGATGCTGCAGATGACGCCGCATTTCTGGCTGACTGTTCTACGGATGATGTAAAACGCTGTTGGATCTCTTGTGTTGCGGCATTGACCTGGTCAATAAGGTCTTCGTAGTCTGTGACCCTCTTAACAACTCCAGGCTCAAAGCAAACATACAGGGACCGTCCTGTATCGGAGTTCGGATCCCCACTGGTCACTACAGCCAGCTCCCCGGCAACCATTTTCGTTGGATCAAAATCAGCGTAGTCCCCACGCCGCATCTGTATTGCCATGCTTTGCCTCCCCTCTTACTCTGGAATCTTCGTTTCCAGGAACTTATACAAGGTGTTCGCAGCCTTCAGTGTCTCTGGCGTCATCAGGACAACCTCTCCCCGTTTGTTCTGCGCAACAACGGTCCCGTTATCGTCAATAATGCTGTACGTATACGCCGCCCTCTGTCCCTCGCCTGTTGTGTGGATCGCGAATGCCGTAATTTTCTTCATACTGTTGCTAATCCTCCTTCGTACCTGTTTACCATGTCGAGTACGTCAACAATAGATGTGTCATTCGATACCATGCTGCTCACGTCAAATCCATCCTTCCGTATAGGAAGGTCATCCGTCGGGCTCATTCGTTCCGATATATAACCCTTCTGAAGCGCTATCAACATCCAGTCAAATGTCGCCCCTTTTTCCCCGTGTACGATGAACACGCCTCTCTCTTTTTCTACCCAGTCTATTCCTAGTTCCGATGTCCTGGTGACCAGCACCTGGTAGCCAATGTCTGCTTCGATCGTTTCCTCAAACACAGGGTCGAAATATATAGATACCTGCCCGTCATCCCCTATTGCACCGGACCCTACATCCGCAAAATGCGCACTCGCGGTCTCGAATGCGTTCATGCGGACGGTGCCATAGTGCTCCGTTTTTACAGCCCTGCTCTTACCGCCGTGCACAGTCAGTCCGTTACTAATGTTGACACCACCGAGAATTTGAAGAGTCCCGCCGTTTATCACGAGGTTGTCCTCGCCGGCGCTTCCATTCCTCTCCGATCCGATGCTTAATTGACCGCCATATTTCGAATATTGCTTCCACTGTATGCCAAGATAGCTGTTATCCAGATAATCGTTTGTGCCGAACTTTATATAGCCATCCATTTCCATCGAGGCGTGCATGGTAATCGGTACAAAGTTATACACCAAACTCTGCCTTGACGGATTAAGTGTGATTAGTGGCGCCACAGTCCCAGGAGCGCTGTCATAGTATGGGTTAGAATTCCTTACTAGTTTTGGGATCCCCTCCTGAAGGGGACTTGTACTGGTATCCGCTTTATAATACCCAAATGATATAAAGTTAAGCCCAGACCCGAAGGCCACCCCGTTGATACTTTCTTGTTCGCTTGACGTGGGCAATGACCAATCGGCCCTGTTCATAAGTACAGGCGTGATGGTCATCCAGTTGGATGTTCGATCCAGCACCGAGTCAGTTATTTCTTCCGAAAGAGCAGTTGTCCCCCGTTTGTATACAGCAATCTTCCCCCCGGCAAGCGCCGTCATGGCACCCGAGCTCCCCTGGTTGATCAAAGCTCCCTTAGTAGCAATCCCACTCCGGTTCCATGCGCCGATAAGTGTACTTTCATCATCCAGCACTCGTAATTGTCCGCTGGCATTATTCGCCCCGCCAAGTGTAAGGATCCCGCCATGAGCCCAGCTGAAGTTTAGGCCAACCACGGATAGCACGTTTGCGAGTACGTTTCCGTTTGAATCAATGCCGGCTTTCCAGGTCTTCCCTCCATCTGATGATACAGAAAAGACATTCCCTGATATCCGCCATAGATTTTTTGATGCCGCGACTGTTTTCTCATCATGGAGGTAGTAGATCCTACTCCCGTCATCGTTCTTTTGTTCCGTTACATATAAACCAAGCCCTTGAGAGATCAGGTTTGACAATGATAATGTTGCAGCCTCTATCGGGGATATCACCTGCTGCATGTCAGACTGCAGCTGTGCTCTTGCTTTTACTACTGCCCTTGCCTCTGAGCTGGAATAGGCACTGCTGTTCCGGATAGGCGGATCTGCAGCACATTTCATCACCGTTGATCCGCTGAAGCTGTACGTGACATCGGTTAAAACGGTTTGATAGACGTTCCCTGCCCGGTCTATTACATTCGCAAGATCCATGGCTTCGGCCAGCGGGTAGCTGATATAGTTCCCAGAAAACGGCCGGAACTTGAACCCTACAACCTCTGCTGCGACTTTATCGACCAGTGTCTGCTCGTTCCCAACGGCAATGCAGGACGCCACATCCAATACATAGCTTTCAGATACGACTTTCGAATACTGCTTATCGTCCTGTCCACTCAGACGCACCCCTGTTATCACTACATCATCGGCCTCTATGGCCAGATCCTGCCAGTCGTGCAGTGTATGGATCTTACTGAGGTTCGCGGCATTCCCCGCGTCAAACTGGTAACCTTTATTCCAGGGGTTGAAGCCCCCTCCATCCGCAGCGTCTCCGGAATCATATGGCTTCGCGCTGTCAAACACCCCGCCATTCAAGTTCCCGTCACCAAACGTATCCAGCGAGTAACCAATTATGACAAGACGGTTAGTAGTATCAAATTTTGCAACGCCCCCGGCCAGCATTGCAACGTCCCCAAAAAATGTCCTGAATGTGACACCCTCTGGTTTCTGCTTGATCAGATACCCGTTGTTTTTGAAGTCAGTTGTATCAATAGCTATCCCACAGGTATCGGCGGCATCCTTTGCGGCAATGGCCGCTGTGACCGGGAACACAAGCGATGATGTATACGGCTTATCCAGCTTATAGCAGTCATCCACCGCGGAAAGTGTGACCGTTGTCCCGTAAGATTCAGGTTTTATGACAGTATAGGTTCCAAGGTCATACCGTTTTATGGTGCCGTCGTCCATAACGAAGTTCGTCCATACATGAACTTTCGCCCTGTCGAACGCATATTTCCTCCACCGGTCATCATCATTCACGAGCGACAGGGTGACCGATTTGGGGATCACCACACCCAGTGGGAAGGATGATGTTTCAGCGCTTTCCACCACGGTATTGTCCTGGAAGAAATCGTCCTTCCCCAGGCTCCTTTTTGTACCGTCCGCAAAAGTGATATCAGCTGTAGCATAAGAATCCGCCCGATCGAGCATTTGTCGGTTCAGTTCTGCGGTCGTGCTTCTCATATCGGGTCATCTCCTGTCATCTTGAAGGACAGTGTCTGCAGCGTTTCGTCATTGTCTTTGATCGTTTTTATAGTAATGTCGCCCTGGCCTACATAGAAACTCCCTGTCTGCCATTTTCCTGTATAGACTGAAAAATAATGCAGGCTGAAATGCCTGCCCTTCGCAACCATTTTGAGGATCTTTGATGCTTCCGCGACGGGAATGTCCGTCGCCGTATAGGTAAGCTGTTCAACCGTAAACAGTGGTGTGAACCTTCCTTTCCCTGACTGGGTCCTGGTAGATCCGGCAGAGAATGTAGTCTCAAAGTTCCACTGAAGACCCTCGTCAGGCTGGTAGATCTCAACGCCATTGATCTTTATTTTATCCTGTGCCATATCCCCTCCGGTTATGCGAATTCAAACGGATTACGTCCGCTTGTAATCTGCCGCAGTTTTGCTTCGCTGATCATCTCATCGAACAGTGTCCGGCGATTGATCTGTGCTGTGAATCGATAGCTTCCTCCCTGCCCGGATCCAGATTCTTCCCGCACAATTTTACGGAGAAGCGACTCAGGAGTTTCGATATTTGTCCCGCTTTTCTGATCCCCCAGAACAGCCATAAACGGTGCATTCGGCGGAATGACAGCACCCGTCGCAAGATATGGGATGCTGGGCGTATTAATCTTCGAGAGATTAAACCCGAATTTCTGTCCGCCTATCTTTGGCACCCAATTTGGAATTCTGATTGATAAATGGTTAAGCATACCGATCACAAAATTGATCCCATTCGTCAGGGCATTAAGCAGGATATTTACAATTTTTATGATCCCGTTGATTGGCGCCTTAATCATCTTTTGCGCGGCTTTGAACGCTGATGCCAAGCCGTCGGCCATCTTACCCCCTGTCTTTGATACTGCAGACATCATGTTCTGCATAGCCTTCGACACCAGGCCAGTAATGCCGCCCCAGATCGTGCCCGTGACTGTCTTGACCCCATTCCAAGCTGATGAGATCAACTTGCCGATCCCATCGAACGATGCACTTGCCAACCCACGGATCCCAGACCATGCGGTAGAGAGCCCGGATTTGATGCCGTTCCAAATTGTGCTGGTCATGGACTTAACCCCGTTCCAAGCTTTTCCTATTACGTTCCCAACTGCGGCGAATGCTTCGGAGGCATTGCGCTTCATGTTTTCCCACAAGCTCTTCATGGTATTTACGATGCCTCCCCAGATTGTCTTGGCAAGGTTTGATATCCATTCCCAGATTTTCTTCAGTCCCGCAGAAATGGTGTCCCAGTTTTTCCAGAGCAGAATTGCGATCGCTATGGCCGCCCCGATTATCAGGATGTAGGGATTGAACGCACCGACAGCCAGTCCCAGCGCGGCTTTAAGTCCCCCGAGTGCACTGATGATCCCAGACAGCGTTGATACAAATTCCACAGCTGCTGATACAAAGGTTGCGATCTTCTCGATAAGGCTGACAATCTTCCACGCAGCGAAGAAAGATGCTATAACAATGGCGATTGTTTCAATCGTTTTCTTATGTTCCTGGCACCACTTTGCAAAGTTGGTCAGTGCCTTGATGATGCCGTCCCACACCGTAAGGAATATGCCGCCCGTCCATTTTGCGATAGGCAGGAGCACGTTGTCCCAGAACCACTGCCATAAGGGTTTGAGCGCTTCAATCACGGCATTCACGACCTTCAGTACCGCAGCGACCGTGTCAAGAAACCTGGGAACAACTTCGTTTGCCGTCCAAGTACCCAGAGGAACCAGGACATTCTCCCAGAACCACAGCAGCCCTTCACCAACATTGATAGCGAACGGTGCCAGGGCATCCCACAGGCCACTCAATGCCTTGTTTATCCTTTCAAAATTGACCTTCATCAGCCCGTTATTCAGGGCATCAATAAATCTGGGGATCCCCTCTCCCATCACCCATCTGCCGACTGGTACGAGAAAGCCATTATAAAAATCCCTGAGGGCAGTCCATGAAAATTCTCCAAGCCGCTTCAGTCCCTGGCTCCACAGGCGCTGCAGGGCTTCGATCGTAGGCTCTATGGCGTTTTTGAAGTCCTTTGCAAACTTCTGTATTTTCGCATCCGCCTGATCAAGGAGCGTGTTCCCTTTAGCAATACTGCCATAGTCAACAGCTGCAGGTACAGCTGTTCCCGTTTTCCCGCCGCCTCCGGATACATCAGAACCCGGGATCGCGTTTTTCTGGTACTGACGGACTTCATCAAGTCCTGACAGATAGCTCTGCTGTTGTTTCTGCGCGTTTTTGACAGCTTTCGCGGCTTTATCTGTTGCCCCTGCATAATTGTCCGCGGCGTCAGACGCATCGGAATACGCGTCCGCCACGCCTGCCACGGGACTGGCTCCTGAGCTTGTAGCAGTATCCTGCTTTACGCCGGTGATAAGAGCCGTAAAAGCTTTGAAGGCGCTCGCAACCTTATTCAGTCCTGACAGAACCGCATTAATTACCCTCAAGACCGGCGTGAACACATTTATAAGCCCTTGCCCGATATTCGCCTTAAGCGACTGAAACTGCAGGCTCAGAACCCGGGTCTGGTTCGCCCAGCTGTTCGATGTACGGGCAAAGTCTCCCTGTGCATCAGATGTAACCGATAACAGATATTTGTACCGAACCAGCGCCTGCTGTTGCTGCGTCATTTTGCTGTACGCTGTGTCCATCCCCTGTGCCAGTCTGAACTGTTCAAGATTGGCCTCAGACAGATTAATCCCCAGCTGCTTCAGCGGCTCAGTTTCGCCGGATATTCCTGATCTGATTTTTTCAAATGCAGCATCAGTATTCAGGTTATAGAAGGATGCCATGTCTCCGGCTAAGCCTGTCAGCTGCTCTGACATCGCAGCCGCCTGCTGTTCTGTATAGCCCATGGACTTCAGCATTGCACCCAAAGTAGATGCGTATTGCTTTGCCGAGAGCTCAGACAGCCCGAATTTTTCAGCCGCGGTTGACGCAAAAGCATTAACACTCTGCGCCATTGACCCGAACGTTACATCAACGACATTCTGGACTTCGGTCAGGTCAGACCCCAGCTGTATGCAGGACCGTACAAAACCTATAATTTTTGATACTGCAAACGCTGCGGCAATCGCCGCGCCTACACGTCTGACTGTCTTCTCCAGCCCGCCAAGCTGGCTCTTGATATTGGATACGCCCCTCTGCACACCGCCGGTGTCCACGTCGGTATATAGCGTAATCGTTCCGTCGTTCCCGGCAGCCATGTAATCACCTCTTCTCCAACCCGAATAGTTTTCTCAGCTCCTGTTTTTCTTCCGCGCTGCGTTCTTCCTCGTGATTCAAATCAACAGATGCACGATTATCCTTATAAAAATCCTGTTCCCATTTTTCGAGCTTCTCGCCCCTGGCTTTTTTCAGCCTGACATTCACAATTTCGGAAAAATAGCTCTGCCCGATCTCCTGGTAATAGCCCAGGAATGACCACCAGTGCAGGTAGGGCAGCGCACGAATCTCCACGCCAGCGACTCGGTTCACTGCAGGGATGATTACAGGCGCGTCTTGTTTCCAATCCATAACCCGTGGACGACGTTTTCCATCGTCCTTCATTCCCATATCAATAAATTCGCAGCCTTTTCTAACCGCTTCCTCCGTGTCTACCGGGACATCCTTATAAAGGATGCCAAGCAGTACTGCGGTTTTTCCGATGTCGTCCAGCTCCGGATCATTTTCAGCTATCAGGATATCCAGAATCGCCCGGAAGTCCGTCCGTATTGCATAGTCCCTGCTGTGGATTGTCAGGGACGTTGGAAGATCATACGGACTCATATTTCTTTGTGTATTTCTCAACTGCGGCCTGCATCTTCTTCTGCCGCTTTTCCAGCTCCGGCTTCACCGCATCCAGGATTGCATCCATGACATATACCGCAAACATTTCCCCGGACGGCAGGATCGTTGTCGGCGTCATAGGCGCAATAAACAGAGTTTCCGACGCAGGATAGCCAAGCAGTTCATCAATAAGTTCCCGGATCTTCCCATCATACTTTTCAAGATCTCCTGCTCCCTCCGGTGCTTCCTGGCGCATCTGCTCAATCTTGGCGGCTGCTGTGCTACATCTTGCCGCAAGTCCTGCATCCGACGGGTTCATCCGGAACGACGCAAAGATCTTTCCCTGCGAGTTTTCAAAATTGAAATCCAGGATACCGTCATCAATCTTCTTGGTTATTGATCTGCTCATTTACGCTCCTTTCACGCGCCCCCACCTGCAGTCCCTGCAGTAAAGGTTGGATTGCCCGTTTTCAGTGACGCCAGTGTGACGGTTCCTTTCACCCACGCACCATCCTCAGATACCGTATAGGGTATGTTCAGATATGAAGAATCGCCGCCATAGGACTTCGGCTTGATCAGAACCTCCCGGACATAGGCAAGGGCTGTTGTTGCCTCCGTGCTGTCTACAATGACTTCCATCATAAGGGTCTTGCACGCGTCTCCCTTCTTTCTTTCCATCGCAATATCCCGCAAAACCGGATACAGCTTCTTATCCGGATCCGCATAGAACGGATCCGCTTCCATAGACGGCTTATACCCGTTATCGGTTGTTTTTGTCTGGCCAAGGATGTTCTTTTTCTGGTCTGTGTCTGCATTCATATCTACAGACATGGACTCGATATCATCGCCGACAATTTCCCATACCGCCTTTGATACATTACCCACGCTGACGTTCATCGCAGTATCAATGAATGTCGCCATGGCTTCACGCTTCAGCTTCATACTATTTCCTCCTGAATTGGTTTTCACTGTCGTCCGTATACAGGATCCTGCATTGGATCATGTACCGGGCGATACCTTCTTCTGCGTTTACTGCTGCCAGATTCGGCATGTTCTGCAGTACCTCGATTTGCTCAACGGTGCAGTCCCTGCCCATGTCCGGAAACGATTTTGTCTGGTTCTGCTGATCAATCCAGTCCATGAACGCCTGGGCGAAGTTCATTGCCTCGAGATTCAGATCATCTCCCGGATCCGTCGAATATGGCCGGACAATAATAAATGACAGCCCATAGGCTTTTCGCTTTCTCCCGGTTACAAAGCTTTTCACAACCTTATCGGAGTAGTCGGTTATCATGCCGATGCTTTCCTCATCTGGCGAGTAGTTGAACAGCAACCTGCCGGCCAGTTCCTGGACTTTTGGCTCAAAATAGGCTTTGACTGTATCGTGCTTGCTCATCCCCTGTTCCTCAAATAATTCTCAAATGATGTCGTAACATCGCGCTTTCTGGCAGCCCACATCGCTTTATCCCAGTGCGACGTGGCAAGCGGGTGCCTGAACTTGCTGTACTGCAGCTTTCTCCCGGTCGGTTCTTTATGAGGAGGGCTTTTAAACCCGATAAGTTCCCCATTTTTGTAAACTGGGTAATTGGGTCCATACACTTCCCCTTCATACTGATAATGCGCATATGGGGAATTGTAAGTAATCTCGCCATGATTTGCCGTTGATGTAATTCTGACATTCTGAGCCAGTACGAGATTCATGGCCGGGACATAGGGATCCATAAACCGCTTGCAGACAGTCGCAAGATAGAGCATCTTCTCGCGGCCCTGGACCTTCCGGCCTGCAATTTCTTTTCCGCTGTCCATCTGCAGCTCTATCCTCATGTCACCCTCCCAGTCTCCAGTGCCTATCCATCAGGCGCTGTGTATTGTTTGACACAGCAGTCACCTTGAACGCAAAAGGCTTATTTTTCCTCAACACTTCCACTGATCTATGGCCGGCTGCCTCATCGTCAATCAAATCGGTACACTCACCAAGGATGACAATGTCATCCAGGGACACAGCAAATCCAGTCCCCGCAACGCTTTCCGGGATCCGCGCAATGTATGTGTTGGATAGCGCCGCCTGCGTCGATGAAAACCCTACTGCTTCTTTGGCCTGAAAAAAGCATCCAGTATACACTGCCCGGTTCCAGGCATTCCCTGATTTGTGATACACAGTGATCGTCTGTGTGTAATTTGGATTAAGACTCATAGCAGTTCGTCCCCGCGTACAAAAGCCCGGTACGGGCAAGGTACAGCCGGCATAGCCGTCTTATTTCTTTCCGGACACCGGATTCGGTATACCGTGACTGCGTCAGATCAACAGACCCGGATTGGCCATCATTTGACCAGCTTGCCAGGGGTCCCGCGAGTCCCTGGCCGGTGTAATCATGTGACAGCCTTGCCGCATTACCGAGTACCTCTGCAATGGCGCATGCGCAGTCCTTTACCTGGGACGGCAGCTCCTTAAGCCGGCTGACGCGTCCCATAGTCGCCTGATCAAGCTCAAGCTCAGCCATTCGCTCAAACCGGAGAAATTCTCCTTCAGACAGGTTGCCTTCTCTTTCACTGAAGCTGCTCATATAGTAGCCATAGTCCGCATACGCCATTTAGAATCACCTCCGAATCAATCAGACGCCTGCCTTAAGATATGCAAATGGGCATCTCTTGGACTTATCTGTTTTCAGGGCGTTAATCGGGTTCGGGATCTCCCATCCAAGGCGCATCACCGCCCGTAATGCGACCATGTCATTCTGCATCAGATTGTATGCAATAGTGCCATCAGTGTTCTGGACCACGCCCTCAGTAAACAGCTTGTACGTCATATCCTGGCGGATCGAGTACACGAGCTGGCTGAAGTCCCCGGAAACCATCAGCGCCTTGGATTTATCAAAGGATCCATTGTTTGGGAAATTCATCGGAGCCCCGTCAAGCGTATAGTTTGTCCCGGTCTGCATGTCAGACCGGAAAATGGGCTGCCCGGTTGTATCTTTCAGCCCGCGGAGCTTCGCCCTCATGCTGATATCAGCCATATGGCCGTTAACAAAGTATCCGGAGTCCTCGACCTTTGCGATCACGCCGTCCTCTCCCATGATAGACGTGTACAGATCGCTTCCGAGCGTCACAACCGAACCCGCTGCTGTCGCGGTTTTCACGATGTCGTCTCTCCAGGAGGACGGCTTTTCCGCGCCAAAAAGGATGGCACCATCAATCTTCTTTCCGAAGGCCTCCTGGATTCTCGGACGCACTTCAGCCCAGATGTCATATTCAGCATCATCGAGAACCGCTTCCGGGATAGGAACGATCACGGCGATCTCCTCAGCCGTAATAACCTTTTTGTCCCAGGCCTGGTTAGTAGTTTTCTTCTGGCCGGTGTCCCCATTGACAAAGTAGGCAATGGGCAGCATGTCAAGCACCGGCATCCGGTACTGCCGGGACGTCATATTCTGCAGCCTGCGCCCCCGGGAGAGAACCGCCGACTGGGCGATTATTCCCTGGATGATTTCATTGGACTCCTGCACCGGGATCAGTGCATCAGCCCCTGTCCGGTCGATCGCAGTCGCATCGGTTTCAAAAATATGAAGATCCATCAGTTTTCTGTTATTCATAGTCATTCCTCCTTAACGTCTAGCAGCGCGTCGAATCAGATCATTGATACCTGCGTATTTACTTTCGGTACTTCCCTCTCCTCCTGAAGAAGTTGACGTATCCACCCGGTATCCTGCCTGGCAATACCTTGGATTCTCCTTAAGGAACTTGTCTGCGGCCTTTTTGAAATCTGTCTTGTTATCCACCATCTGCCCAACCTTGAAAGCGACATAATCGAGATCATCAGATGACACCTTCTTATCCCTCAAATAGTCCCTGTTATCCCGCTCTTCAAGCTGCTTGCGGTAGCTGTCACGCTCCTGCTCAATCTGGGCGATGTTCGGCTGTCGCGAAGCTTTATCATTCCGGTATTTTTCCAAAGCAGATTGTGCTTCCTGTTCGGTAAGTCCCTGCGTCTTGAAGAAATTCCGGAGGGCCTGTTTCTCAGCCTGCTCTGCCCGGTTTGTCGCGATCTCATTCAGCTGCTCGTACGTAAAAGTTCCCCCTGTGTGGTTTTCCCCGGAAGCACCTCCCGCATGCCCCCCAGAAGGCACCGCAGGACTTCCGGATGCCCCGCCTTCCCCGCTCTCATCAAACAGGTGAAGATCCATCATGTGTTTAAACTTCATAACTCCTCCGTTTTTATTGGCAAAATAAAACCACCCTCTCAGGTGGTCAGACAAACTTAATACAATTGTACTGTTCATTGATAGCAGCGATTCCAACGAACCAGGAATCCACCAAAAGCTTGCCAGTGTCGGACAGCTCCTGCCACTCAATGACTGTCCGCCCGCAGCCGGTGTCCGCACGGATCCGGTTATTGGTCAGCTGTTCCATTGACGCGATCAGCGTGCAGGTCAGCGCTGAAATTGCGCTACACACAATATCCTGTCCACGAATGCTGCAATCAGCATGCCCGTTCATCCGGATCCCCTTATCAGTGATTTTTACTCTGATCATCTTTTCTCCTGTTCTGCTTTACCACATGAAAAAACCATCACCTTGTGGGTGATGGTTCGCTTGGTTTAAACACAAATCACTTCGTCTGATAAATAATTGCCTTTTCCGCGGCATACATCTTGTCTCGGTCGTTCCGATCCTGGATTAAGCAATACCTCATACCACCTGTATCCTTGCTGATGATAATCGGTTCGGGTAAATCGGGCTCCTCGCCCCCTCTTGTACCAGAAGACCTTGCCTGGAAAATCCATTCTGTACCAGCGTCGCCGGCTACAGCAACTCCAGGAAGCCCCCACTTGCGGTAGCACCGATCGACCTTATCTAATGCTTCCTTAAATGTCATCGCTGTCACCTCTTTTCACAAGCGGCTATGCCCCTGTCTGATATGTCAAGATTGTCAATCCTGCAGTATTTTATTTCAGCAGCTTGCTTCATACATGCGTCTTCTATATTTTTTATGATAGCACCATTTTGCGGGTCCGCATAGACTACCTTCCCCTCTTTTTTATACGCAATAAACGTATGATTCGGGCGCTTTGCAAATATGGATTCGTGATAGCGCACAGCAATTTGTACCCTCCCCGATTCCGGGAGCTGCTGAAGAATAAAGGCATCAAGTTCATCTTTCCCGCCTGTAAGAGTACTTACCTGGGGGTTTTCCCATGCTGAAAACGGTTCCTGTGCTAACTTCCGGTTTTCTTTCTTGGCACGAGCTATAACATCGTATCCGCGAAAACGCATTTCTGCGGCCACCACACAATTTGCACAGTTAGAACTGTATGGGAGTTCCATACTGCTATACGGCAGATGCTCATATCTTGGATTTGCACTTTTAACAGCATCTTCTGTAGAGATCTTCATTGTCTTCTTCCATGTCTTCGGGATCCCTTCATAGACCTCCAGGCTCACATCAGTCTTTTTCCGAGCGGATAGCCCATCCTGGTAAATTCTCTGTTTCTGCAGCGGAAGATTCATCGTCTTACTAAAAGCCTTGTACTGCTGCAGCGTTTTCTGGTACCGCCCCTGTGCCAATGTAATCTGCTCATCAATCCTCTTCAGCTGCCCTTCGTCTGTAACGCCATCCTTCCCTTCCCGGAGAAGCTGCGCATCCGCCCTCAGTTTCCTGCATTTGGTTTCCAGCTTCCGTTGCTCCTGCAACGCCTGGTACGTGTCATATTGCTTGTCCCCATATGATACCGGTACGTTCTCCCGTGCATGTATCTCAGATAACTCCTTATCGGTATAAGTTCTGATATCCACCCCTGGGATGAACGGGTTGTAATCATGATAGCAGTTTACCCCGTGCAAACCTGTCACGGATCCCAGACCGCAAACAGAAACCAGCTGCGCCTTTGTCCATACCTTCCCCTCCCATACCTGATGGGTCGGTCGCGCACCAACATGCACTGTGACCTCGTAGCTGTCCGTATGCAGGTCTTTCGCAGTCTGCTCCATAATTTGTCCCTGCACCTGCCTGAAGCCTGTCATAACAGCCCTGCGGGCGGCCACAGGAACACGATTATGCCGCCCCGAATCAAAGTCTATCCAGCGTAATCCCGAGCGTGTCATGTCGTCGATCGTGCGACGGAGCACTGATGCATAGTCGAACGCCCCGCTGTGGATGTCCATCATCGCGTTATCAAGCTCGTTCTGGTAAAACTGTGTCAGCTTCGTCGCGTGAAGATGTTTCCCTGGTTCTTGCTTTACAAATCCCATGGATCCGGTAATCTGCCTGAACTGGTTTTTCGTCTGTTTCTTGACTGCTGCGATCAGTTCCTGTAACGCAATGTTTTCATCAAACGGAATTTGCCGGATTCCAAAAGCCTTGTATCCCCGTCCCTGCTTCATATATTCGCGGTATACATCGTCGGAGTATATGCGGTCCACTTCCTGGTCTGATGCATTAAGAAGCTCCTGCACCCACTTCCGGATCTGATCTGCACCCATGCCAAGCTGCTGGAGCCGTGTGAACTCCCAGTCTGCGGATGCGGTAGAAAAGGAGGCCTGACGGATCCGCCGGACAATGTCATTCATAATCCGTTCTTCCAGCCTTCTCGTTAGGGTCTCCATCCCTTCTGGAATTTTTTCAAGTTCACCCTGGGTCATTCAATCACATCCTCAGCCCCCACATCGACCATGCTCTTGGCCGTTGCTTCGTCCTCGTCATACCACTTCATCCGGTATTCCCAAAGGGGCATAGCCCCGATTGCTACGTCCTGTCGGTCACAGTTTCGTTCTGCATCCTTATCCTCGATAATTGAGTCATCAAAATGGATGTCAATCTCTGTACTTTCATCAAGATTTTCCCCACATGCATTCCCAAGGCGTATGATAATTCGTACCAGCTCTGTAAGCGCTGATTCCAGGATAACCTCATGCTTGGTCAGTCTTCGGTACATATCAGAGTTCTCTGAAATGACTTCAGTAGCCGTTCGGACCTGTCCAGAATCAAACCGATAATGCTGAGAGCCAAATCCGCATTTCAGTGAAAAGTAATTCAGGTCATCGTTGATCGCTTTACTGTGCTGATCGACACGGAGTGCCATGTCGATTTCTTTGATCATTCCCTCATTCTTGTCGGCATAGTCGTCTGGGAGCTTGTAAAACACGGTGTCTTCCGGATCGAATGCCGGTGAATCGTCAGTATTTTTTAGCATCTCAGGCGCTACAAAAATCCGTTTCCTGCCCAGCTCAAATTCATTGCTGTAGGAATCGTATTTGATATCAAGCGACCTGAGAATGTCAATCGCGCCTGAATATATCGCGACGCCCATGGGGTTACTCTCATCCGTATCTGCATTGTTTGTGATATTCAGCCGCTGGACTGTGAACTGGCGATCCGGCGATCCTGTATTGATATGCGCGGCAAGGTTTTTGAATGGCCGAAGCTGTTTCCATTCGTCCTGTGACAGCTCCTTCCAGGTTCCTCCCCCGGACATACACAAAACCACGCTGTTATCTATGACATAATTACCGTCAGCTCCCAATCTGTGGTGCTGCAGCTGGATATATTTTTTCCGGTTCACAGTTTTCGGAAATGCGAATATGCATTCTGTGATCCGGTCGTTAGTCCATGTTACAGGGAATATGTTCTCCGCGCTCACATAATCAATGCCTACCCGGCCGGATACAATCCTGCCTTTGCTATCCGACACGGCATCGTACAGATATGGAACAAACGCGATCGTTCCCGAATAGGCCATGCGTTCCTGGTAATCATTCCCCAACACCCAGAAATTGTTGTTATCCAGCACACGCAGAACATATTCAGATGTCCTCTGGTCTGCGATCACAAAATGAACCCGCTCGTTCAGCAGGAGATCCGCTATATCCTCGCACGCTTTTTTCGCCATCCCCAGGGATCTGCGTCTGCGCCGAACCTTTGTCCCGTGACCAGTGTACACATAGTAGCTGCTATGCCTCGGGACATTCCCGTTATACCAACTTTTCCATTCCGCAATTTTGCGATAAAAGGACGCATCCGCCGTCTCTATCCCTTTCATACGGAAATAATCAAATATCGTCATCAATGTCCTCCTGGTATACCGGGTTTTTCCAATCAAAGTCTTTAGGCTCAGCCGGCAGCCATCCCTTAACACGGTGCCACACGCCGCTTACCATGTACCGGATGCTGTCCATGCAGTGATCATCAACCTTAACCGGTACTTCTTTTCCCCTCTCGATAGACTTCCGGTCATATTCGTAGGTACCGAATTCCTTAATTGCCATCTTCTGGTTCGGGCTTACCTTCAAACAGCCGAACGCCAGCGCCTTCTGAACCCGGTTAATTCCAGTAGCCACATCGTTATCAGCATTTCGAATACGGATCTGGAAATCTGTCTCATCCACTGCCAAGCGCTTAATTTCTTCTTGAAGCCCCTGTGCAGACGGATCCAGATAAAAATAAAAGACCCTGCAGCCATATCGATCATGGACATGGTGCATCAGATCTATCGCGTCCTGGGCGTATTGTGACGGGCTCTTCTGCTTACCGGTATCCCGGCCGCTATGGTAGAACTCGGCAAGCCCCTGAAGACGGTGCCTGTAATCATCAACGCCAAAAACCTGGTAGGTCGTGGCATTCTGCTGCCCATAATCACCACCAATATAGCAAAGCGGATACTGCCGATCTTCCGGCGGCTTTTCGATACAGGCGTTTCCAAACATGTAGTATATCAGTTCATCAACCCCGACCGATTCTCCCATCCAGGCCCATCGGTACATCTTCGGATCAACCTTGCGCATTGTATCCGCTGACTCGATCAGATCAGGGCCGAGCCAGGCAGCCGGGACATCCTGATACGTCACATGGATATGCAGGCAGTCATCCCTCGTCTCCATTTTCCGGCACCATTCGTTTATCGGGGCATTGGGATTCTTTGGCGGATTATACATGTACAGCATCTGGAAGGATCCCTGATTCCCACGGATGAAGGTCGCTTCAATGTTTACCAGCTCTTCTTCGCCTTCCCCGTCATCGAAGAACTCCGTCAGCTCATCTAATATGACCAGCTTGATGGGGTGACTTTCATCAATGATACCTTTCGTGTCATCAATCCCATCCGATCCGGAAAAGTAGATCGTCGTCCCATTTCTGATGTATGTAATCTCCATCGGGCTCTTCAGGATCTGAAAGCACTTCTTTGGCAACTGCAGACGGTTAACCCCGCGCAGCATTTCCTTGTACACTGTCTTCCGTAGCTTGTTGTGATGCTTTCTCAGTACTACCACTGACCCAGTGTCATCCGATATAATTTGAGTGACGCTGCGGATTGCGGCAAAACTCGATTTAGTTCCCGCTCGGCCGGAGGTCAGTATAACGTGTTTGATTGAGCGGTCATACAGGAGCCTCCGGTATTTCGGAATAACCAGATCATCAACCACTACTGTCTTCTTTGCCACGGAATACCACCTCTATGCCATCATCGTCCCTATCCTCCTGAACCTTGTCACCCCACAAACCAAGGTGTTTTCCAAGGAGATCCAATGCCTTAACCTTGTCGGCCAGCTTGATCTCACGTTCTGTCATATCACCCTTATCACTGGACAGGGTTTTAACCTTAACTGACTGCACACATGCAGTATCATTCCTCGATGCAGATGCTTTGATGGTGGCATCTTTATCATTAATGACGTCAGCTGCATTCACAAAGCCGATTCTTGCCAGTTCCAAAAGAACCCGGTCGGCAGTCACACCCGTCCGTTTTGACTGTTCTGCCATTCTTTTTTTCACTTCTGCTGATACTCTAGTTTTTCCCAGTAGCTCACTCCCAATCTTATCGGCATTTCGGGGTGAATATCCTGCACGAATTGCGGCTTGTGTGGCATTCAGGTCAATCAAATATTCTTCAACAAATCTTTTTTGTTTATCTGTCATCCCCTCACTCACCACCTTCCAAACAAAAAGACCGCTGAAGGTAGGAGATGCTAGCACCCTTCAACGGTCTAAAGTAAATTTTCACCCAATCATATTATCACATTCCTATTACGGATTGTTTCGGATAACTTCGGCAAATGCAATTAGTGCCTGTCCGTGCAGATCACAGACGTACGTATAATTATAATTCATGTCAACAGATATCTGTTCAAATGACTTTGTATGTCCCTTTTCATCAGGGACATAACGGTCAAACAAAATCCTGATATATCGTACATCAGACAGTTCATGAATCTGATTGATGATTTTATCCTTCTGGTCAACATATGCATCAATCATCTTGTCTATTTCTCTCTCAATGTCAAGATACTTAACAATCATATTTTCCTGAATGTTTGCCGGTGAAGTCTGCACACGTTCCGAATCACAGGACATTCCCCGGCCTTGAACAATACTTCGTAGCTGTGCAGATTCTTCAATCTTCTGGTTAATCTTCGTGTCAAGAATCTGAAGCTGAAGCAGATATTGCTTTACACTCATATTTCTGTTCAAGTTAAATTTCTGCATCTTGTACACCTCAATGTTCAAAATCATCAGTAAAATCAAGGGTTTGCGGCATTTCAGAACAAAAGATCTGTTCAAGATGTGTACAAGATAAAAAAATCATCTTGAACGCCCTCTAAGCCGCATAAATACTGGGTTTTTCGGGGGTGTGTTCAAGTTGTACAAGATAAATCCTTATATATATTTATATTTACCCGTTTTCGTAATTTCACACTTTAATTTTTAAGTATGAAATTATGAAATTCCGTCTTTTATATAATAAATTAAGATTTATCTTTTCCATCTTGAACACCTATCAAAAAACCCAGTAAAATCAAGGCTTTGAAGGTGTTCAAGATGCCAATTTCATCTTGTACACATCTTGAACAGATCTTGAACAAAAAAATGTCCCGGCCTATTGCAGTAGACCGGGACGAAAGGATGAATAACCAGAACCCAATGTGTGAAAAAAGGAAATGGCTATACATGTAAAGTATACCATTTTCCTTGCTATATCTCAATCAAGAAAGGTGGTATTTTACATGAAAGGCGGAACACGTAAACGTGGGAAAACGTGGTCATACTATTTTGACATGGGAACAGTAAACGGCCAGAGAAAGAAAAAGGAAAAAGGCGGGTTCTCTACCAAGAAGGAAGCGGAAGCGGCACTTGCCGAAGCTCTGAATCAGTACAATAACGCCGGTACGATCTTCACACCGTCCGAAATCACAGTTGCCGACTTCCTTGATCTATGGTTTGAACAGTATGTGAAAATGCATTGCAAGTATAACACGCAGACCGATTATATACAGATAATAGAATACCACCTGAAGCCACGTTTTGGTACGTACAAACTGAGAACACTCACCGCCGCGCCGATCCAGGAATACGCAAATGACCTGAAGAAGCAGGGTCTCGCACGATCCACATTAAAAAATATTATCCTGACACTTTCATCAGCGTTGAACTATGCCATTGAACCGCTGAACTATATACAATACAATCCGGTTGACAGGATTAAGTTCCCAAAGTATGAACAGGGTGAGGGAAGACAGGAAATACATCATTTTATTCCTGAATCCGATATGAAACAGATTCTTGAACGCTTCCCCGAATCATCGCCGTTTTATGTTCCGATTATGATAGGCTATTATACCGGCGTCCGGATATCAGAGTGCTTCGGGTTGACGTGGGATCATATAGATTTTGAAAAGCAGACAATCACGATTGACCGGCAGATTGTAAAGCGGAATTTCGGTGATGTGCGTGATTCACTGGATAAAGGCCGGGAGAGGATGGATAAATCTGAATGGTATTTCCAAACCCCAAAGACTGAATCATCGAACCGAGTTATACGGTATGGTACGACCTTACAGAAGATTTTGAAACGGGCATATCGCGCAAAACAGATGAACCGTTTACAGTTGGGATCCCATTTCACAGACTATTACCTGAAACCGGAGACGGATGAAAAAGGAAATACTATCTTCCGTCTGTTTGGTGTCCCGCATGATGTTCCTGTTGATCTGAAACGCGCCGATCTCGTTTGTGTGCGTTCAGATGGTTCCATGATTTCAACGGATTCATTCAAATTTGTTTGTCGTGTGGTACGGCATGAACTTCATATTGAATTCAATTATCATTCTTTGCGGCACACCCACGCCACCATGCTGATTCAGGCTGGTGCACCTATCAAGGATGTTCAGGAACGTTTGGGACATGCTGATGTACAGACCACTATCAACCGATATGTCCATGATACAGACGCTATGAAAGATGAAACTGTAGAAATTTTTGATCGCATCACATCGGTATCATAAAAAAAATGAAGGCTGAACACTTTGAACAAATCAAAGGTTCAGCCCCATTTTTTGCTTTGAACGGTGGCAAAATGGTGGCAAATCGTTCATTTTGGTGATGAATTACCCTCAGAAATCCTTATTTTATGCGGGTTAGCAGTACTACCGTCTCGACTGTATTATCATTGAGCAACCTAATTCCTGTAGTTTCCTGATCATTATAGTAGATAGGAAACCGAAAGTATATCTCCCGAATCACACGTTCATCTACCTTCCGATCCGGATACAATTCAATCCGTTCAATCAGATTCCGAAGGAACTCTTTCTTTTCAAGATCAGTCATCTTAAAATACATTATATCAAAATGATCCAGGATTCTGTAGAGCTCCTGGACCGTCAGATGCTCTGCATAAGCATTATGAATCTTTGCATTCAGGTCTGCCATCTCATCTTCTATATCACTAATTTTGTCATACAGATTATCCAACCTGTCCTGCATATCCTGATACTTCCGGTCGTAATGCCTGTCTCCTACATTTAGCCCGTCAAGCATATCTGTGAGTTTTTTCTTTGCCCCGTTGAGCTGTCGCAATTTCTGCCGCAACTGCTCTTTCTCTTCTTCCAACTCACCGATATCTATCTTCTGTCCCAGGTTATGCTTGACAAATCCTCCGAAGTCCTTGCTGTTTATCATATCCAGAATAACGTTCTCAACCTGTTTGTTCAGTTTATCCTGATTTAGCGAAAACCTATAAGTACAAAAATGTTCCTCATCCATCTTTTTTCGGTGGAGACACCGATAATAAAAATCATCTTTATACTCACCCGTCATTTTGTTTTTTCTTCTCCGGACAGTGCCTGCCATCCCTGCGCCGCACAAAGGGCATTTCACTATCCCGGACAAAAGGTGCTCATGATCCAGACTATGTGTCTTGACCCATGGATCGCTCTTCTCTTTCTGCCGCTGCTGTGCCTCTTCCCAAAGTTCCTCACTAATGATCGCTTCATGTATTCCATCCGCCAGGAGATAATCATCTGTTTTCACACGATGATATTGATCCCTTGTCCCTTTAATCTTCTGTGTCTTACTCTTTCCATAAGCGATCTTTCCGGTATATACTGGATTCTCCAATATCCGCTTCACGAATGATCTGGTGAAATAGTTCAATTCTTGTCTGCGCATCTTGTTTTTTGTATAACCATGCTGATTGAGATAGTTGCAGATGGTGTCAATCCCCATGTCCTCATGAACATATTTGTCATAGATGATCTTCACTGCTTCCGCATCTTTTTCCTCAACGACGATAGTATCATTCTCTTTGTCCAGACGATAGCCGAAAGGTGCCGGGCCGCCATTCCACCTGCCTTCCCGTGCTTTCTGCTTCCGACCCTCCATAGTCTGAACAAGAATGTTCTCCCTCTCGATCTCTGCCACCGCCGAGAGTACCGTGATCGTCAGCTTCCCGGAATCTTTCGATGAATCGATCCCATCTTCCACACAGATCAGATTCACCCCGTAATCCTGTATATACTGCAGGGAATTCAAAACATCAGCAGCATTCCGCCCGAATCTCGACAGCTTGAAAACAAGAATGTAATCTACGCTATCCCGGTCATCAGCCACATCCTGGAGCATTTGGGTAAATTCCGGCCTGCCGGAAATATTTTTACCCGATCTGCCTGCATCACAGTATTCCCGGACAATCTCCATATGCTGGAAATCTGCATATTTGGTAAGACGCTCTTTTTGAGCCTCCAGACTGTATCCTTCCACTTGCATGGAAGTGGAAACTCGCATATATAAGTAGCACTTAACTTTCTTATCTTTCACTTTCCACTACCTCTCTTTCGATCAATTCTACAGATTTGTCCACCATCTTAAAATGTTTCAAAGCCTCCAGGATCATTCTTTCCTTTTCTATCGGACACTTGGGCACACGTTTCTGGGGATCTTCTGCCCGATTGTAATTTTTTCCCATGTCTAAACCATATTTCCTTTTCGTCTGTGCGATGTACAGAGAATGTACATTTGATCCAAACCTTTCTTTAATATACTTTTTGATCTCAGTATAAGTAGCCTTCGCCTCCGCCGCAGTTAATTCCGATTTTGTACAATCTATCGTAAAACTGATATAGTCCTCTTTGCCTGCCGCTGTGACTATCCTTTCTTTCTCATTATTACGAGCTAGAGGGAATTGGAAAGAAATGCTTTTTAGTATCCTGCCATCCGACTGCTCTTCTGGAAAGACATCGATCCGTTCAATAAACATCCTGTACATTTCCCGTTTTTCTTGGCAGGACATCTTTTCATAAATCTTCTCAAAATTATCCAGCATCACTTCTATGTTCTTCACTGAACGGCTATCATGCTTTGATGCTTCGATCTGGCGTATCACTTCTTGAATCCTGCACTCAGTCTCATCAATTTCATCGTAAATACCATCTATTGCCATCTGCGTATCTTCATATTTCCGATCATATTCTTCATCAAATATATCAAGGTTATCAAGGATCATCCCTAGTTTCTTTTTCTTTATTTCCAGTCGCTGTAATTTCCTTCTCATTTGCTGCAGTTGACTTTCCATTTTTTCCCCGTCAGCTTCTTCCATGCTTGCAGAGAGGACTGCATGTTTAAATTCCGGTGCTGCGCTCACTTTTCGGATGATTTCAAATATGGCGCTATCCATTTTATCCTGATTATAGGCATGAGAGAAAGGACAGGTGCGCCCGTTCGCCTTCTGATGGTTCCGACAGACATAATAGTAGATCGTTTTGTAGTACCCTCCCCGGTTTTTATTGACATGTTTATCCTTCTTCATCACAAGCCCTGAACCACATACCGGGCATTTCACGAGACCGGACAGCAGGCTGACTCTGTCAGGGCCATCTGTTTTTTCGTTTCTTCTGTAAAGTGACTCTCTCTTTTTCCGTACTGCTTCCCATTCTTCTTCACTGATGATCGCTTCATGGGTACCCCGCACGGCAATGATCTGATCTTCTGTTTTTTTTACGGGTCTGCCATCACATCCTTTTTTATTTGTTCTACGGTTATACAATAGTCTGCCACAATAGAAGGGGTTATCCAAAATTTTCTTGACAAAATCTGCTGTAAAGCATTTTTTTCCCCTATGCTCATCATCCCTTGTATATCCATTTTCATTCAAGTAAATAACAACAGAATTTGCCCCATCCCATCCCTAAGATAGAGTTTATAAATCTTACGCACAATTTCCGCCTCCCCAGCTACAAGGACAAGTTCTTTATTCTCACTCCGGTATCCATAAGGTATTGCCCCTCCAGGCCACTTGCCATCCAGTATCTTCTGTGTCTTTCCTGCCATAAACTGTTCTATGATATTTTCACGCTCAATCTCCGCTACGGCTGACAGAATCGCAAGTGTAAAACGACCTCCCTGTGTAGAACTGTCGATTGCATCATCCACGCTGATCAGATCAATTCCATAATCATTCAATAACTGTACAGACCTGAGAACATCTGCTGCATTCCGGCCAAAGCGTGACAACTTAAAAACCATGACATAAGCAATATTGTCTTTCTGGCAGACAACGTCCTCCATCATCTGCTGAAACGCCGGCCGTCCTTTTATGCTCTTTCCGGATCGTCCTGCATCACAGTATTCTCCTGCGATTATCAGTTCACGATAGTCTGCGTATTCATACAGCCGTCCGCTTTGGGCTTCCAGACTATACCTCTCTGCCTGCGCTTCTGTAGAAACTCTCGTATACAGATAGCATTTCTTTTTCTTCATCGGTTGCTCATTCCTTTTCATTGTATCTGTTGTTAATTCATTTTATTGCTTTTCAGATGCTTTTTCAACAAAGAAATTCTACTGTGAGCTGCTTTCCTTTATTCAATCACACAAAAAAACGCCGTTCCACTCAGTTTGTGAACGACGTTTTCTTTCCATTTTGTTCTGTCTGCACCGACTCTTTTTCGATTTCAGCAAGCACTTCTTTTCCGTACTTTTCAATCATCCTGCTAATAAAGGCAGCACACCGTTCCTTATTCCTTCTTCCCGTTACTTCACTTTCCTTCTCACTGCCAATTTCCATCTGAACCGGTAAAACAAAAGATGGATAGTCTTTATTTTTTTCCCTCATTCCATCCCTCCCGGTTGCTGAACAGGCAATGGCATAAGAAATCCTCTAAGGCATCCCTTGCCTCGTCTCCAATCATAACGATCATGTCCCCATACAGATAGTAATAAGGATTTTTTGTCTGCCGCAGCAGAGACAACGCCTGTTCCTCTGCTGCCAGGGAATCATCGACCTTGATTTCCGTCAGATCGGACAATTCATCCCTGTCCAATTCCGCTGGACTCATCCTGCTCATCCGTTCCAACACCTGCCGCATTTCACAAAGGTTACCGTATCCCAATTCTCCCGCCAGCTTGTCTCCATTAATTCTGATATGATCCACGTTTTTCATCTTCAT